CGACAGGATCAACTCCCATTTGGTCGGAAAAAACTGCGATTTTGCTGCGGGAACCGGCTTCTCTGGCTACAACTTTAATTTCTACCGTCCCCTGGGCAATTTCGGGAACTTCCTGACGAAACAGGCCTTCCAAAAGTTCTTTCGCGCTTCTGGATACTATGATTTCTTCGCCGTGTGTGCCCTGGCCGCATCGTTCTGTTGCCAGGCGATTGCCGGGAAATACTCACGGACCTCAGACAGCTCCATCAACCTGGACAGCGTGGACCACCCCACCCGGGCGCGCGAGTTTGCGAACCGGGCGAAGGAGCTGCAGAAGCTGTACACCGGCCACATTGGAACCCCGGAAGGCGCAGAGAAAGCCGCGGGCGGGTTCGTGGATTGGGACACCGCTCCCGGCTGGCCAGCGGGCAGGGATTATCTCTTCCACGGGCGAGGCACACGATGAGCCTGGAAATCCGGGTCGACCTGCGCGAGGTCAAGAAGTTTGCCGAGAACCTGAACGGCAAGGGTTTCGAGATTGCGCGTCAGGAAATTAGCCGGACCATGACGACCTCGGTTGCCGTGCTCGACCAGGCCATTCGCCCGCGCATCCCCGAGGGCGCAACCGGGATCCTGCGCGGTTCAGCGGGTACGGAAATTCGGGGCAATCCCCTGTCAACCCTGACCGGTGAGTTTACGGTCGCGGCGGCCTACGGTCTGCCGGCGGAACGGGGACGCAAGCCAGGGCGAATGCCGCCCCTTGGTCCCATCGAGTTGTGGGTTCAGCGCAAGCTGAGCCTGACCGGCAAGGAAGCTAAACAAGTTGCCTTCCTGATTGCCCGGGCGATTGGGGCGCGCGGCACGAAGCCCGGACAGCGCTTCGTGGCGGAAGGCTTCGACGTGGTCGCCGGCCGGATCACGGCCTATTGGGACGCGCTGCCTGACCGGCTCGTTTTGAGATGGAGCAAAGAACTATGAGCGAGGCAACGATCCGGGCGCAGATCAAGACCGAACTGGAGAGCGTGACAAACATCGGCCTGGTGCACGATTACGACCGGCTGACGACCACCTGGGACGAGCTGCTGGCCCGCTTCAAGACCACCATTGGCGGGGTAGACCAGGTCCGGGCCTGGACCATCCAGTGGGGCGGGCAGGAGCCGGGCGATCCCCAGTCAGTCGGCGGGCTGTTCGTGCGCTTCCACCAGTTTGTGATCCGGGGGTACCTGGGCCTGGACGACAGCACGGCGACGGAAAAAACCTTTTCGGCGCTGGCTGAGACGGTGTCCAACGAACTGGACGGTTCGGCGACCCTGCACTCGCTCAGCACCTATTTTGACACACCCTGGGCCAGCGTGCCGGTGTGCGAGGCGCGCATGTTCGGCAGCGCACTGTGCCATTACTGCGAGATCAACCTGGTTGTAGGAGAGCGGATGGATGTCTAGGAAACAGGGAACAGGCAGGAACCGGGAGCTCGAAGGATGCTACCTGCGGACTGAGGGCGACCCGACTTATTGGCTGGTCGAAGGCGGCAAACGCCGGGCCATTGCCGGCCCGGAAGAGATGTACGCCCTGGGCCTGCGCCCGGTGCGTGTGCTCCCGCCCGATGTGCTGGCAGCAATCCCTTTAGCAGGGGAGCCGGAGGGCGGCGAATGGTAACCATCCCGCGCTACACCGGCGAACGGGCGGTACCCTGGAACCGGGGGACGGGCGCAATCCTGATTCCCCACGTGGCGCGCTACGCCTGGGCGTTGCGCTTCGTGGCTTCCCAGCGAGTGGTCGACCTGGGCTGCGGCACCGGGTACGGCTCGATGATCCTGTCCTGGATGGCGCGTGACGTGCGCGGGGTTGACATTGACCCGGAGGCAATCGAGTTTGCGTTCATGAGCTTTCGCGGGCCGAACCTGTCATTCATGCAGGCTGACCTGGCCCACGAGCCGCCCCCGCCGGCGAATCTGTACGTGGCCTTTGAGTTTCTGGAGCATCTCCAGGACCCCCGGGCGCTTCTGGCGAAGCTGCACGGCCCGCTGGTCTGGTCGCTGCCGGTTGACGACGGCTCGAAGTTTCACGCCCGGCCCTACAGCGCCGGCGAGATTGAGGCAATGATGGGCGGAGAGATTTATTACCAATCAGATGAGGGCCTGATCGTCGAGAAAGAGATTGCCTGGTTCGAGCCGGCCTACATCCTGGGGGTGCGACCATGCGCATCCTGATTATCTGGCCCGGACACTCGATGAGCACATTTGACGTTGCTAACGGCTACGAGCAGGCGCTGCGCGGCCTGGGCCACACGGTGAAGAACTTCAACTTTCACTCCTGGTTGGGCTTCTACAAAGAGGCGCTGAATTATTGGGAAACCCGCAACCCGGAGTTTCACCTGGAGGACAAAAACGCCTACATTGCGATCGCGTCCGACCGGGTGGCGGTGGAGCTGGTCGACTTTGCCCCCGACGTGGTCCTGATGGTCTCCGGCCTGGCCCTGCACCGCAAAGCCTATGACTACTGCCACCGCCTGGGCGTGCCCGTGGTTCTGCTCCTGACCGAAAGCCCCTATCTGGACGAACACCAGGGAACGGTGATGGAAAAGGGGCACATCGCCGCGGCGCTGACCAACGACCGGGTGAGCGTGGTGGCCCTGGAACAGCGGAGCGGCGTCAAGACCATCTATCTGCCGCACTCGTTCGACCCGTGGACACACCGCCCGCAGATGTGCCACGAGGAAGACCGCACGGACGTGTTCTTTCACGGCACGTTGTGGCCGGAGCGCAAGGCCCTATTTGCCGGCCTGGAGAGCCTGCCCTACCGGGTGCGCATCTCCGGGGTAGACCCGGCCATCCGCAGCGACAACCCGGCTGAAGTTGCCCGGGTGATGGCAAACCAGGTCGAAAACGCAGAATTGGCCCGGCTGTATTCCGGGGCCAAGATCGCCCTGAACCACCACCGGACCTACATCGGCCAGAGCGCGGACGGCGAAGAGCTCCATACCCAGGTAGACCCCTGGTCCCTGGGGCCGCGGGCGTTTGAGATTGCGGCGTGCGGGACTTTCCAACTTTGCGACGACACCCGCCCGGAATTGGCCGAGGTATTCGGCGGCTCCGTGGCGACCTACCGGGGGCGGGCGGAGCTGGAGAACAAAATTGAGTACTACCTGGCGCACGAAAGCGAGCGCCTGGAAATGGCAGCCGAGGCTGCCGAGCGGGTGAAGGACTGCCCCTTTGCCCGCCGAGCTGAGCAAATCCTTGTTCCT